TCCACTTATCGTTACCAGTTATGTTTACATCGGTACTGTATTGACTTATCTTTGTCATTTAAGTTTTATTTTAAAGTATGCTCCAACTCCGTACGTTATACTTCCGTCAAAGTTAACCCCAACATTAGCAATATAAATTCTGTCCTTCCTGTCCTTGTACAATAACCCAGGGGTTATCATCTGTAGGGATCTCCTGTCACCAAACAAGTTACCTCCTATGTAAAGCTGTCTGTTTGGTTGTTGTGCTTTAATAATTGTACTTGTCTTGGTAACAAGAGGTATTTTGTAGTCCTTGAATATGGTTCTCTTTCCTAACCTATTCTGAAAGACTGTATCTATAATGGTTATACCTCCAATACTATCAAGCTTTATTGTATCTCTATACACAGTCTGCCTGTTGTACTCCTTATTACACGTGTCAACACTTGTAAATATAGTCTCCTTTACTGGAACATACCTAACGCTTACAACCTTCACATTCTTTGTGACCGTATCCTTAAAAACCTTGTAAATAGTGTCAGTCTTTACGTACGTAGTCTCCTTGCTATCAACATTACTGCAGCTACGCATCAGGATTATAACAGCTACTAACGCGACTATGACTATGTATGGTATCTTGTTCATTATTTAAAAAATAAGTCCGACTCTGCCTTCCTCCTTCTCACCAACCCGTTCAGTCTAACTCCGTTTGCTGTTATGTACTTCGTCTCGAACCACTTCCTTATCTGCTCCTCTGGAGCTTTCTTATTTATAAGCTTAAACAGTGTGTCAGATCCTCCAGTGTTGTATGTATGGCTTACAAGGGAATCGTACTGATTCTGTGTTAGCAATATTTTTATCTTAGATGAGACTATCCTTTCAAATACTCTTAAGTCTTCAACAAGCGCCTGCTCAGCCTCCTGTTTATTATTTATTGTAACGTTAGCGTAAGCCTCTTTTTTATCTTTAGCTCCTTTTAAGAATACACCGTCTTTATTTCTCATAGCCCTTCCGTATCCCTCCGTCCAGACTAAAGCTGGGCACATCTTAGGCTGAAGCCCTATCGTTGACAGGTCTCCGTCGTGCAGAGACTCAAACTCCTTGATAAGGTTGATACCTACTATACTAGTCCTCATTTTAAAGAGAATAACTTAAGTATAAGGGTGACAAGCGCTCCGAATATAATGACAAACGCCACCTTGAACTGGTTCACGTACACAGATATCTCTCCCTTAAATGTTTCAAGATCCTCAACCCTCTCGTCTATATCGTTGATCTGCTTGACTATGCCCTTGTTTCCGTTAAGGTTACTTCCAGTCAGAGCAGTTTGTATGTTCATAAGAAGAGTCGTCTTGTCTATGTCGCTATCCTTTAGTAGCCTAAGGTGCTGCTCGATCCTGTCGAGGCGCTCACTATATTCCTTGTCCGTCATTGTTATTCTTTGATTTATTATATGCAACAACTGAATCTAAGACGGTCTGACTGCCAAGGTAAGCCACAGCTATAAGCGTCCAGTCTGATGACTCAAGGTCAGCAAGCCATAGCAATAGCGTGGCGGTAAGGAAGACAAAAAGCTTCCTGCTTATCCACTTGTTGATCAGCGTGTCTAGATTCTTTCTACTCATCCTACCAGAGTGCTATAAGGTTATCAATCTCAGTACCAGTCTTAATTACTCTCAATACATTCACAGGAAGAATTGTGCTTGCGTTTGCATCACCGCAAGCTTTAAACTCAATAACATCACCACCAACAGTTAAAACTACCAATCTTGCTGGAGTTCCTGCTGGAATATACAACGCACACCCCTGGTTATTGTCTGAGTTGTAGATGGCGTAGTTTTCTCCAGATGGAAAAATACTATTGTCTAATAGTAATACTGTGGATGATTCAAATCCTATTACATTAGCAATATCATTAGTTGAAGTATTTACAACAATAGCACCTAAAAGATTTGTTGTAAAGTTAGCAGTTGTATCAATTAATTTATTTGTATCAGAATCATTTGTTATTCCTGTCATACCAAGCCCAGCTGGGTTAGGGATATTTACTGTGTCGTTTGAGATTACGTTTATCGCTCTCCCGTAGTGTGTCTTTAAAAACTTCATTTTTTATATAGTATTTTGTTAATTTTTAGTGCTGGGTTGTTCAGCTTTTCTTTTCTAGCACCGCATCCGCAGTTACCCTTTGTAGCTTTTTCTACTAGAGACTTAATGCCTGTAAACTTAGTGATTTTTTCGATGTCGTCTCCTAACATATCTTCTTATTTTTAGTTACCTTACCAACGTTACCCTTTAGGTACTTCATCTTACCATCAAGTGAAGCCTTTGACTCGTACTGCTTTGCCTTTGCTATTATTTTTTTCATACCTTAGATACTCTTTTACCCATCCCTACCTTAGACTTCTCAGCCTTCTTCTGCTTTAGCTGACTCGAACTCATCTCAGACCTTGTCTTTGGTGTCTCGCTCGAAACCCTCTTGGTCGGTCTGCAGTACTCGTTCTTTCCTCCTGCACCACACGCCTTGTTTGTTCTTGTGTCAACCCACCTCTCGCTCTCCCATCTCTTCAAGTCCTTACCAGCCTCTGTCTTCTTTACATTTCCAGATGCCTTCCTGCACTTGGCTATAGCCTGAGATGCCCTTGCAGACGGGAACACATCGTAGCTAGACTTAACCTTCTTGTAGCACGCGTCCTTCATTAGTACTTTCCTCTTTTACTTTTTTTATTCTCTTAGCGTGTCTATATCCAGATTCTTTTTCTAAATCAAAATCACTTAAAAACCAACCTAATACAGAAAATCTTTTTTTATTTAATAATTCCTTTAATCTTGACATTTTTACACCTATAAATCTAGATGCTTGATATACGTCATAAAAATTATAAATTATATTGTCTGATTTTTTTATAGACACTGGAGTTTCAAATCCTTTTAATATATATTTGTTTTTACAAAATCTTATTTTACCACTTATGTTTTGTAAATTTAAAAAATAAGCACAATCTGCTTGAGAATTAAAATTTAATACTTCTCCATTTTCGCAATTTAATAACTCTACTTTTTTACAAGTATTTGGATTTTTACCTCCAATTCCTCCTAGTTTTATATTTAAACAATTTTTATCTTTTATAAGTTCTTTTGTTACTAATTGTTCTTCAAACTTATAAGCTTCTTCTAATGTATCAAATTCTTTTATTACTTCTTTTTTAAAATTTTTATAACCGTATTTTATTACAGAATCTAAAAAAGCAGATTTTACTCCTTGTTTTTTTAATTTTAAAGCATTTCCTTGACTACAAATACCAGATCCTATATATCCGTCTGATTCTCTTCTTTCAAGATGAACTCCTATATAATATTTATTATTAACTAAACAAGTTGTTTTATAAGCAATATTTCTCATTTACCTTTTAAATATTTATCACTTCCTTTAGACCAAAGATTTTTACAAGCCCAATGCCTAGCGGTTAATTTACTTGTAGCTGTATCACAATTATGTCGCGCCTTAAAATTTTTTCTAGCCTCGTCAGAATAATTTGACTTATAACCAGTCGCTCCATAGTGAATGAGCTTCTCCTGCCCGTTCTCACAAGCCTTGACCATTCTCTTCTTACCTGCCCTGTCACTCGGTTTAGGAGTGTTGCACTTCATCTTACTTTTGTCTGCCATTTCCTCTTGCTCTTTTGTCTCCAGGCATCGCAGTTCGCGAACCGCGATTCACTGAAGCCTTCTGTAATTTTGTTCCTGACTTGGTATGAGCAACGTCCTTGCCGTCACCGTTTCCGTACGTTCCACGCTTGCGGTTCTCAGCGTTGAGCTCAACACGCTTCTTAACCTCACGGTCCTGCTTGTTGTACTCCTTCTGATACTCAAGACGCTTCTTGCGTGCCTCTGGATTCGATGCGTAGTATTTTGCTGTCCTACCTGGCATTGTTAATTAATTCTTAAAAAATTATAATTTGCAATAATTTCTTCTATATCATTATTAGATAAATTAAACCATTCACCTCTCATTTTATTATTAGAATATTTAAAATGAAGTTCTGATTCTATATCTGAATAATTTATTGCAAATAATCTTATACAAGGTTGTTCTGATTGTAAGGTTGATTCTCTGATTTTTGGATTATATGACTTTCCTATTTTTACGTGACCTTTATCGTTAACCATTAAATAAGTTTGCTTTTCTTTTTTTATATCAATTTCATTTTCTTGTTTATCAAGTAACTCTAAATCTTGTAATTTTCTTCCTAAAATATCATCTGAAGCTAACTTTAAAAAATCATCTTGCAAATTTAAAACTTTTAATACATTAAAATATGCTCCTATAGCTACACTTTCATTTCCTTTTTCAATAAGATATAAAGTTGAACGTGAAATATTAGCTCTTTCAGAAACTTGTAATGTAGTTAATTTACGTCTTAATCTACAAAGTTTAATATTCTCCCCTAATACACATAATATAGATTTATCTTTTGGGAATAATATTTGTTTCTTAGTTTTCATTATTTTTTCTTTTTAGCCATCATCATCTTCTCCTTCATCATAGCCATCTTGTCATTCTTCATACCCTTAGATTTCTCTACTACTACTTTTTTTGTAACTTTTGCTTTCATAATTATTTATTTTTTTTTTGTTTTTTATTTAATAAGTTATTATTCCTTTATGTAATTTTTTATGGCAAATAACACATAAAACAGCTAAATTATTTATATTGTTATTATTTGCATTCATATCTATATGATGTATATCTAAACAAAAATCATATTCATCATATCCACATTTTTCACATTTTTTTGGTTTTAAAGCAAAAACATATTTTCTATTATTTGCACTCCAATTTATTCCTCTTTTATTTTCAACTAATATTTTTTGAGCTTTTCTTTTTAATTTTGTATCTTTATATATCCTTTGATTTTCAGAATAACAATCTTGAGAACAAAAAACTCTTTTTCCAATTCTACTTGGACTATCTTCAAACTCTTTATTACATTGCTTACATTTATGTTTTGATTTATTATATTGTTTATTATTCTGACAATCTATAGAACAAAACTTAGCTGTTTTAGATCTGTAACTTGGAACATAAAATAATTTATCACAACATTTACAATTTATATCAATTCCTTTTCTTTGTTTCATAACTATATTTTTTTTACAAATATAGTCATTTTTTTAATGCTATCGCTTGTTTTTCTTTTTACATTTATCAGCTTTAGATAATGCGATTGCTATTGCTTGAGCTCTAGGTCTTCCAGATTTAATCTCTGCTCTTATGTTTGAGCTTATCGTTTTTGATGAGCACCCTGATTTTAATGGCATAATATTAAATGTTTTATCTTTGCAAAGATAATAATTAAATCAAAATGAAATTAAGAAAGAAAATAATCACAAAGACACACTACAAGGTCGAGCCCAAGCACGACTGGTTAAAGTACTGGAGAGTTGTAAGGTATTGGGTGTCAGAGGCTTATGGGCTATCCTACCCAGATTTAGAGATGCTGCTGTTTCTATACTCCGAGGATCTCTTTTCTGAGCACGACTTTGAGAAGTTTGAGAGGATTATGTCGTGGGACACGAACAGGTTTAAGAGGCTCGTTAGTGGGGACTGGATCGTGCCCTGGCGTGAGAAGAACGGAAACGAGAAGGCACTCTACACGCTGTCATTCAAGGGAAAGAGACTGATAAACGCTGTCTATAAGAAGCTTAGCGGTGAGGAGGGTATCACAACCCACCCAAGCAAGAACCCAATCTTTAGAAAGGACGCTGGTTATATCGCGCGTGGTTATCGCAAGATGATCATTGAGATGAACGAGGCGATACAGAGGGCTAAGCAGTACTAGATAATATATTATCTAATGTGTCATATTATGCGTAATAATAGCTAATATGTTGTATAAAAAACCACCGATATTAGTCGGTGGTTGTTAGTATTAGATCACCACGATCACGTCCCGCTCCATTATGACGGTGTAGGTCTTGTCGCCTATCATCATACTGTAG